TTGTTCGTGTTGTTTTCGTTGATCTTGTTGTTCGTGTTGTTCGGTTAGGAAAATTCGGAAAACTCAACATTTGAAAATTTGAAAATTCAAAATTCAAAAAATCGAAAAATCAAAATTCAAAAATTCAAAAAAATAAAAAAAGATGAAAAAAAAAAAAAAAATAAAAAAAATAAAAATAATATAAAAAAAAAAAAAAAAAGTGAAAAGAAAAGAAAAAATACAAATAAGAAAAAGAATAAAAAAACTAGAAAGCTAATTTAAATTTTTTTTATTTTAACTCATAAATATTTAAGATAGATATTATAAATAATACATAAATTAAGAGAAAATAATATCAAGATCTCCAATGGAAATATAAATATATATTATTTATATTAAAACAAAAAAAAAAAAAATATACAATAATTTTTATTTTAATTTATTAGTGTAATAATGATAACAATCTTCAATACAATTTTTATTTTTACAATTATAATATACACGTTGACAATTCGCTGATAAAGGTAACTGAAATCTATAAGGATAATCCGAAATATTTGAAAGCATTATTAAATTATTTGTATCTTTCCAACCACTTGGTAAAGGATAATATTTTATAATTTTTTTTATTGCCTCTATATTTGGTTTAAAATCTTTTTCAATTCTATTTTTTAGATGGTTTCGATTATCGAATAAAATATCTTTTATTAATTTTTTATAAAAATATTTATTTTTATCAAGACGATCTTTGAATATTTTAAATGTTAATTCGCAATTTATTGAATCTTTATTAAAATTTTCTTTAAACTCCTCATATTCTTTTTCAATCATTGTCTTCAATTTCATTTTTTTTTTTTTAGTTTTATTTTTTCTAACACATTGATTTTTTTTATTATCCCATGTACAATCACCCTCACAATTAAAAAATTCATCACCAGGTATACCACAACCATCACATTTATCATTCTTTAAATGATCATCCTTATCACATGAATATAATTTTTGTTTTTTATTTTCATTATTTAATTTCACATCAAATAAAAAATTATTTTTTGTAGATGAATTTATCTTTGTACTATAATTAGTCATTTTTGGCTCACTCAATAAATGATAATAATTTTTATTATATATTTCTGTATAATTATCATATATTTTGCTTTCTCTATTAAATACTATTAAATCATTATATATTGTATTAAATATTATATCAATTTTTAAATCAAATAAATCTGATAATTGAATATAATCTTTTTTCATTTTTTTTTTAATTTCATTTATTATGATTTTATAATTTTCCCAATCTATCCTTTGTAATATATCAAAAGGCACAACTACTGAAAAATTTATTTCATCTGATATTGATGGACTATATGCTAATTCTTTTGAATCAAATTTAATCAATGAAAATTTACCAAAATATTTTATTAATAAATTTTTAATATTATTTAATGTTAGATTTTCATATAAATTACTATCCAATAGAAATATTGCAATTAATAAATTCAATAAATTACTACTACTTAATTGTTCAAGATCTATTTTCGAAAGATCTAGAATTATTTTATTTTTTGATTTACAAAAATCTGCATCATCATCTAAAAATATTAAAATTTCTATTAATTCATAATATATACTGGAAAATTTATATTTATTTCTTTGATAATTTTTTAAATTTTTTTTTCTAGATAAATCATATTTCTTTATTGTTTTTCCTGGATAAAAATACTCATTTTTCTTTTTTTTTATCTTTAAATTAATAATTACACATAACAAAAATAAAAATATAATTGCTATAAAAAAATAAAAATATATATATCTTTTCATCTCTATAATTTATATATTTATAATATATTTATTTTAAAACAATATTTGAAATTCTACTTTTGCTTTTCAATATTTTATTAGGAACTTCATTTATATTAAACGTTTTTTTAATATTAGATAATATATCCTTTTGTCTCATTTTGCCTGGTATTATTTTTATCCTAGGTATTATCTTTGCTATTCTACTATAAGGACTCAACATTAATTGATCTTTATATAAAACATATCCCATCTCCAATTTTGTCCAACGAATTTTATTTTTTTCACCTTTAATTATAAATGATCCTTGAACAACAAATTCACCACTATTTGGAGTTTTTGAAACTTGCTTTCCATAAACCCAATAACAATCATAACATATATTTGTATTCCATCCTTTACTGTGACATATTACTTCGTTTGCTGCCTCCTCTATATCTATTGAATCTGGAAACTTTAATTTATTTTTCTTATTTTTCATATTCTTTTCATAATTTATAAATTTATTCTCCTCATTCGACAATTTTTGATATTCCATCGATAAACTAACATCCTCCTCTATTATATCTCTAATTAACACAAACGATCCAGAACCTGGCATAGAAGAATGGAAATATAAATAGTCATCTCTTAAATATTTTTTTACTATTAATTCATTTTGTTTACTATTTTTTCCCCCAATTACTAAAAAATTATTTGTTGTATAAAACCAATGAAATTCATGATACCATTTATTCGTTTCTATCTTATTTAATACAATATTTTCTTTTTTAATCTTTAATTTATGTTGCCTATTTTCAAATGTTTTCAAAAATAACTCCGTTTTAGATAATATAGATTCTGTTCTTTTTTTTTTCTTAAATAATTGATTCGCTTTATTATAATCTCCCTGACTTTCCCAAAATTCTGATCGATGTTTTAATTTTTCTAGCTTGTCTTTCAATTCGTTTATCTTTTTATTTGTAATTCTAAATATTTCTTCATTTTTATTATATTTTTTCTTTTTTTCTAATTTTTGTTCTAAATTTATGGTTTTCCTTTTTTGTATTGTCTTATAAATATTTTCATCTATCGCATCTGATAAATTTTTATAAACTATTTTATCACATACATCTTTCAAAAATAAATAATCATGAGTATATACTTCTCCTTTATTCACAATTATTTTATCATCTAAACTAATATCATATAATAAATTTTCCATGAATTCTATTGATAATTTTAACGAATTCAATTTAGAAGTTTTATTTAAATTTATCTTAGTTAGTAAATGATATATCATATCTGGACCATAATGGAATATAGGTGATCTTTTATCTAATAATAATTTAAATAAATTATCATCATCATTTTTATTATTTAAATAATTAAATAATTTATCTTTCATATATATTTTATTTTTTTTTTTATATAATAGTTCTTTTGGATAATATTTGCCAACTCTTATACTATTGGAATATACATTCATTTCTTTTGATTCCTTTTTATGACTAATTTTGTTATTTCTCCATGAACCAAAAGTATCATTAATTTCTCCTGAAATCATCGTCGAGTCTACTGAATCATCATTTGAGGATATATCCTCCTGTTTAAATTTCAAATGACCATCAATCTCTATAGACATAATCTCAGAGCGTTCCGAGTTGCCACTAGCAACGTTGGGCGCTTGTGCGCCAATTCCCACGAAGTTGGTCTTAGGGGTTTCATGCCCCAATGCCGATCGATAGTGCTGATGCCCTAGTGACGCAATCCCCAAAAAATTGCTTCGAAGATCGGCGTTAATGCCTTTAGGCATAATGCCAACGAAGTTGGTGTAGGAACACTCATATAGCGGGTTCGCCCTATCATCTTCATTGGTATTGGAAGCATGAAGAATGGGTGCTTCATCTAAATCACTATTAACTTTATCAAAATCATGATTTCTATATGAAATCATAACTAAATCATCTTTATTTGTTAATATGAGATTTCCATCAGAATAAATTTCAAAAATTAATTTTCTAAATATTTCATCTTTTCGATAACCCATTTTTATTTCTATTACACGATCATTATAAATTTGTTCTAATTCTAAAATTTTTATATTAGTTAATTCTTTCCTAAATTTTTGACAAAAACTTGACGGAATCTTTCTTCGTTCTGTAGGAGGATCTTTAATAATAAAAATACCAAATCCTAATTTAATTAAAATAAAAATATTTCCTTCAAGTTTTAGCATATATTCTTTTTTTTCTAAATCATAAATTTTTTGAATACGTTTATTTATAATTTTTTCATTTAATTCTTTACATATGGTTTTTACTTCCGGTAATGTAAATTTTGATTTCATAGTATTGAAATTAGTTATTATTATATTTTCCAAATTTATAAAAATTCTATTCAATTTTTATAGTTTATTCATATAAATTAATTAGTATATTTATTAAATAAAAAATATAATATTAAATATAATGAGTCTTAATAAAACTTGGACTTTTACAGAATCGCCCATCGGACCTCCAGTATGGAAAGATATTACTGGATTATCAGCCTGCGGAAATGATTATCAATCCCCAATAAATATTGTTATTCCAACAAATCCCAATCAAAAAAAATTACCAAAATGTGATACATTATGTGATATTAAATATTCATATAAAAAAAGTAAATGTATTGTCAATTATCTGCGAAATCAATATATGAATGATGTTAAAACTTTATCCAAAGTATATTATTTAGAACTAAATAATAGTGGTAGTAGCATTGTATATAATAATAGTGTTTACGTCTTGGAATCTGTTACTTTTTTTGTACCTGCGTTACATACATTCAATGATGGTAGATATTCTATGGAGGCAGTACTTGCTCATAAAACAGCATCTAATTCAGTAGTTTGCATTAGCGTATTTTTGGAAAAATCACCTGATTTCTCCAACTCTCAAGATTTTATGGAGCAATGGGTACCCAAAATTAATAATAATAATGCACAAGAAGAACTTAAAAAAGGCAGAGGTATTCAAGTCTCTGTCGATAATAATTGGACCATAGATAATTTACTACCTATTAATAGATCCTTTTATTTATATAAAGGTTCTGGAGTTGCCCCACCCTGTTTTAATGATGTAACATGGATCTTACTTCGCGAAAGTGTAACCATTCCAGAAAATTTATTAAATTTTTTTATCATCGAATCTGGCAATGATAATATACCTTTAAGACCTTTACAACCAATTCAAGATCGAATCGTTTATGTAAATACAAATTCCAATAACCCAAATAATTTAGAAAAAGATAAAGTATATATCAAATGCAAAAAAATTATAGAAAAACCTACCCAAACAAATATTGAACGACCATTTATTGAAAAAAAATCCTTTTTCGAAGGTAAATTATGGAAAGCAATTAAATGGATTTTTTATATTTTTATTTATATCTTCGCGATATTTTTAGCTATCAAATTCGTTAAATGGTTATTTTCAAGTGGTACTCTCGATAAAATTGGAAATCTAGGATCATCTAAAAATAAAAGAATAAGAAGATTTGAATATAAAGTTATGCCTATGCAAGGTGGTGATGCTAATCTTGTTTCCCCTGTTCCCTGCACTGAAACCATAAGCAAAGGTGGCGCCATAAGTTTTGTTCCATCATTTTCTAGTACTGCACCCTCAGTCCCTCTGGGTGGTGATAGCGACCCAAGTAATTTATCCGACCTTGGCGAATTACCACAACCATTACCTAAAATCATGAAAACAGATCATAAACCTGATCCTATTCATGATGATATTTCTGATACTATTCTTGATCCAGTTAAGATTACTCCTACTATTTCAGAAGAATTTGATTTCGATAATTCATTCCTAAGTCCTATACCACCAACATATACAAATATAAAACCTGATACAAAAACATTCCCAAAACCTATGATTCCTCCCATTAGTGAAACTGATCATATTTCTCAAAATTTAGAAATATTAAATTCAAATAAAATTTTTCCTCCACCTATTCCACCTACAACATTAGATAAAATATCTACAAATCCTATATCTTCTGTTAAATCAAATAATTCTGGCTTAACTTCTAAGTTAGCATCACAATTTAGTAGTTTATTTGGTGTACAATCTGGTGGTAAAAAAAAAATATCCAGAGGTAATATTATATTAATATAATCAAAAAAAATATTTAAAATATGATGAATAAAATTATTTTTCATCATATTTTATAGTTTAGTTATACAAATTAAAAATCTGCGCTATCTGAATATCCATATCCTGAATATCCGACTGGTAGTGACCCTGTACCTTGAGGTCCTGTTTGAGGACAGAAACTTTGTACTTGATTCCTTTGATTTCTTGAAACAAAATTGTTTTGGGCATCAAAGAATTGTGCCTTACTTGTGAAAGGTTTTCCACCACATACTCCAGCAGTAGGTTTCAAAATTGCATTCGATACGCTCTTATTAATTCTCATCTCATTTTGCGATTCCATTTCTGCCTCTTGTTGAGGATTTTGAAAATTTTCGTGAACAGATTCTGTTTCTGGGGTTCCAATATTATTTAAACCACTCTTAAATCCTTTTGTAATACTGCTTTTGAGAGCATCTTGTGATTCTTCAGGTAATTCTTGGTATATATTTGATGCTTTTTTTAATCCTCCACTTAATTTTTCACCATATTCTTTAATCATATCTTCATATCCTCCTTGGAAATTTTCATTTGGCAATTGTGCAATTTCTGATACTTTATGTTTATTTAAAGTTTGGATTGATACTACAAAACAAATTGAAAGCAATATTGCTAATGTAGGATCATGGAAACTTAAAAATACAATAATACCTGCTACAACTAATCTAACAAAAACATTATCAAATAAATTAGATATATCTTCATTTAAATTTGGTGCTACCATTGCTGCATATAATACTAATAGAATTCTCAATCCCCAACATACATATTCGTTCTTTAATACTTTATCTATTTCTGATAACGACTTATCGGTCATTTTAGTAAGCGAATTTGATTTAGCCATTTTATTCTTATATATATATTTATTAATATATTTATTTTTAAGAATCTATGTTAAAAATTTTTTTTTATAAAATAATTTGATTTATTAATTCTTAAATTCTTTTATCATTTAAATTCTTTAACTCTAATCCTTAAATTAAAAAAAAATTTGAAAATTAATATTTTATCAAAAAATTTATATAAAAATATTTTTCATTATTTATATATTTATGTTAAATAATAATTGTAATAATAAAAAAAATCAAGATCACTCAAAAGTTAAAAAAAGTTCAAATGATAAAAATAAAAAAACTATAAATGATTTTAACACATTTCTAAGCCGTTCTGGATATTCTATAAAAAAAACATTTCTAACTAGCAAACAAATTAAATCTATCAAAAAAGACTTAACTGTTTGTCCTATTGTAGATATGAATTATGGACAAACACCATCTCCATTTCTTCTCTATCAAGAAAGTCCCAAACGTCTATATGTACCTAGATATTATGGAATAAAAAAATTTGGTCAACCTGAATATGATAAATTAAAAAAAAAAAAAAAATTTAATCAAATATCAACTCCATTTAACGGGACAATGAGGGATAAACAAATACCTGTTGTCCAAGCATTTCTTGACGAATGTCAAAAATCTACTGGCGGAATCATCTGTTTGCCATGTGGTTTTGGAAAAACAATCATTGCATTGAATATATTATCAAAATTACAAAAAAAAACATTAGTTGTTTGTCACAAAGAATTTTTATTAAATCAATGGAAAGATAAGATTAAAATATTCTTACCTCAAGCGCAAATCGGACTTATCCAACAAAAAAAAATACAAACCGAAAATAAAGATATTGTTCTAGGTATGTTGCAAAGTATCGCCATGAGAGATTATCCTAATGATCTCTTTAATCAATTTGATTTTGTTATATTTGATGAATGTCACCATTTAGGTGCTGAAGTATTCTCAAGAGCACTTGCAAAACTTACTACAACCTATATGCTAGGATTATCTGCTACTCCTGATCGTAAAGATGGACTCAGCAAAGTTTTTGAATTCTATCTTGGAGATATGATATATTGTATCAAAGTACGTGAACCTGATACAGTTAGTCTAAAAATTATAAAATATTTTTCAACAAATCCCATTTATTGCAAACCTATAGTCAACAACTTTACTGGCGTACTAAACTCTCCTTCTATGATTACAAAAATTTGTAATTATCAACCTCGTTCTGATATTATTATTGATGAAGTTAAAAAAATGGTTAATAATAAACGACGTATTCTCATTTTAAGTGAACGTAGAGCACATCTTGACTATTTTTATAAACAAATCATTGATCAAAATATAGCTACATGCGGATATTATGTTGGTGGAATGAAACAAATGGAATTAGATGAATCTGCTAAAAAACAAATTGTTTTAGGAACATTCCATCTTGCAAGTGAAGGAATGGATGTCCCTACATTAAATACAGTTATTTTAGCATCACCAAAAACAGATATTAAACAATCTATTGGAAGAATATTTAGACAAAAAGCGGGAGAACGAAGCCATGATCCTCTAATTTTAGATATTATTGATGAAAATATTCCAAGTTTTAAAAGAAAATTTACTCATAGAAATAAAATCTATAGGCAAAATAAATATAGTGTATCCAAAGTCAAAGTTTATGATGGAAATCAAAATAATCAAAATATTGTTGAACAACTCAATTATGATTTTCAAAAAGTTCCGCTACTCATTGAATAAAACAATTATTATTATTGAATTGGTAAAATACCTACTTGCCCCGAATTTATTTGTCTTACATAATTAAAGAATATCCATTTTTGATTATCACTATTATTATTTGGATCATTCATATATTCAGGGGAATATACTCTATTCCATCTTATTGGATTCTCCAATTGCGATTTAAATGAATTATAAATCGTTGATACCTCTAAATCATCATTCTTATAATTTTGATAATTTAATGGATTCGCAAAATTTACCTCCTTATTAATTGCATTATTATTTTCTAATTCTTCTGAAGAACAAGGCACTCCTGTACCTATAAATTTTACACATGATATATTTGAATTATTTGTTATATAATTCATCTCAAATAAATATTTCCTAACACCATCATGATATTTATTAGCTGGATTTAAATAAATCATAAAAAATGGCTCAAATTTCTTTAAACTAGTCATCAAACTCTGAATATATTCTATATTCTCAAATAATGATTTTATTAAATTATATATTTTATTCTTATCTGTATCTTTATTCGTTGCTATTATTTTTCTTAATGCATAACTTGGTAATATTGGATTCGGATAAGGTATTGTATTATAATATCTCGTATCAACATATTTCTTCCACCCCCATGGATAAAAATATTCTAATTCTTTATATGGTAACCCATTTGTTAAAATTAATTTTATTCTCTTCCTTATAGATAATTTAAAAATATTCTTATTTGGATGTGTAATTGTCATATATATACAATCTATTTCTCCTCTAACAAATCCATCATTCATTTCTTTCATTGATCTATAAGTTATAATAGTTACGCTACTCTTATTATATTTACAAATCATTAAAAGCCTATTTAAATCCTCCAATGATGATGATCTTCTTAATGTTCCTATTTTTTTTTTACCTAAATTTCTCCAACTGATTATCTTACTATCAATCGGAACAATCAATGTAAAATGCATATAAACTATAGATGTTACATATCTTAAATTATTCATTTCCTTACTTTTTCCTTTTATTTTATTTAATCCTAATGAATTTCTTATAAAAGAATTTTCATTTATATATGCAATATAATTTTTATTCTCATTTATAAATTTAAGAATTTCATATGGAGTCATTTTTGTATTTAAGTATCTTAATGGAAAAAACTTTTTTATATTCATGCCAATTATTCTCTCTACTTCATAATTTTCCTTACCAATCAATTTTAATGGATTCACAACATTTTCACTTAACTCAATAACCAATTTCTTTCTATTAGAATTTATATTTTTCGGTTCAGGTAAAAAAAAATCCCATTCAGATAACCCAGAATATATATTCTTATCTGTTACTGGATATTGATTAAATTTTTCTATCAAATTTTTATTCCCTACATTCTCTCCCTCTAACTTATTTGCTCTTTTATTATAAATATTCTTCATAAAATAAATTATTAACAAAAATAAAAAAAAAATTAATATAAATTTTTTTATTACCATTATAAATTAATAATAAAAAAAAATTTATTATTATTATAATAAATGTTTAATTTAACTTTTTGCTCTAAACAATTACAAATCTCAATTATTATTTATCTTATTCTTATATCTATATATTATTATTTTAAACCTAATATTAGTTTTAATCCAAATGGTTCTCTAAAATCCTTCGGCACTGATAATAAAAATAATACAACCATTTTTCCATTTTGGATCGTTGTCTTCGTTTTAGCAATTTTATCTTATTATATAGTCATTTTCTTCTGTCTTATCAAAAAATAAAAATAATATTTTTTCATCCATTTAATTTTATTTTTAAAAATATTAAAGATATAATTCATATAATATATAATTTATGTATCAATTATCAAATTATTGGATTCAATCTTCCCAAATAAAAAATTATATTATAGATGACCCATTAATCGATTGGCTTAATTCATATGGAATCAAACACAATCTCATACCCAATCACCCTCATCTAGATCAATTTTCTATTTTTCTCTCCAAAAAATCCAAAATTTTTAAAAATAAAATTAAAAAACAATTCACTAATCCTACTATTATTCATAAAAATCAAAATTTACATAAACGAATCTCTAATACCATTAATTCAATGTATCTCGGAAAAGAAATACTAATCGACCCTGTCGTTTTTGATCAAAATTTACAAATTTATGGATCTCCAGATATTCTTATTAGAAGTGATAAAATTTCAAAACTTAATCTTCCTATACCATCTCAATGTATTCATAATCACGAAAGTTTATTTAATGATCATTATCATTATATCCTCATTAATTTAAGATCTATTAATTTAAAAATTAACCCTAACCAAAATAATTACTCAAATATTTATAATAATAAAAAAAATATATTCATTAAAGCTGAAAATCTATTACTCAATCAATGTCTAGGTAAAATGCAAAATTATCAACCCAAATTCAATTTCATTATTCCAGAAAAATTCAATTATAATCAAAACAAAAAACATTATGTTCAAAAATATAATCATCAAGTACTTGGAATAATTGACTCCCAAAAGGAATCTTTTATACAAAACAAAATTAATAAAAGTATTTCATGGTTACTCGATTTACATGAAAAAGGTCATCAATGGAATCTATTCCCACCAAGTCGTATCGAATTATATCCAAATATGTGCAATAAAGATAACGATTCTCAGTGGCTATCTATTAAAAAACAAATCGCAACAAAACTTAATGAAATCACTCTTCTCTGGAATTGTGGTATTAAACAAAGACATATCTTACATAATAATGGCATTTATGAATGGAACGATCATAAAATGAATCTCGCACTTCTACATTTAAATCCAAACCGCACTAACATTATCTCTAAAATGATCGATATTAATCATTTCTATCAAAATGATATTTATTATTTACCAAGAAAAATTAAAAAATCAAAAAATATTAATATCTTACATACACAATATCCAGAATTTATTGTAGATTTTGAAACTATCAACATAGAAGAAAATGAAAACAAATCTTTCTCAGGAATTTTTATGATCGGATGTTATGTCAATTATAAAGATATTAATAATATTACTCGATCCAAATTTAAACAATTTATTGCACAAAATTTAAATCATCAACAAGAATCCAATATTGTTAACCAATGGATTCAATTCATGAAAAAATTCACACCAAACAATAATCTAAATACTGCCAAAATTTATCATTGGGGACATGCCGAAAAAAATATATTTCAACAATTCAAAAAAAAACACCAAAATCCCATCTATAATTTTAATCTCAATTTTATTGATCTACTACATGTATTTAAATCAGAACCAATCATCATTAAAGATGCATTCTCATACAATTTAAAAGATATTTCTAAAGCTCTCTATAATCATGGAATCATTAATACTATTTGGGATGAAGATATGAATGGAAAAGAAGCTATGATCAACGCCTGGATCATTTATAATCAAAAAAATTCAGAAAAAAATTTACTCGATAAAATCGCTCAATATAATTATTATGACTGTAAAGTTATTGATGATATACTTTGCTTTTTAAGGAATATTACATAAATTTTTTTTATTAATTAATTTTTATTCCATTTCAAACTATTATCTCTATTGTAATATATATATTAATAAATATGCCCAAAAAAAATCATCAAAAATCAAAAAAAAAAAAATATAACCTAATAGGAGGAACTAAATGCTCTGTCATACCAAATGTCGAAAACCGTCTCATCCTATCCACAGGCAATTGTAATATTAATACTCCCGATTGCTTCAATAATCCTCAATTGCCCCAATTAGGCAGAAATCCTTATACAGATCTCCCAACTCTATCTGAAGTCATCTTTAATGGACGATACTGCTGTGGTAATGACAAAGCTGGATCACAATCATCACAACAAATTGGTGGAGCCTCACCCAATCTAAAAGATGGTATCATAAAAGTTGGTGAACTTTTCTCCGACACAAAACATAAAAATTATAATCAAATATCCTTCTTCGTCATGAATGGACGATTCTCAACAGAAGGACTTGATAAAGAAAAAGCAAACTCTTTAAAAAAAATATTACAAAAAAAAAAAATTAAATCTACTGTTATACCCTACGTAACTGGTGGCTATAAACTATTCTTTACAAATCAAAAATTACATCAAAATATATCTAATCATAAAAATTTCCTAAAAGTTGGAGGTTCTGTCATTAAAATGAAAGGCGGTGGTTACTATTTAGCTCTAGATAATTGCCCACCTGGTGGTCTATCTAACGTTAAAGGCTATGACGATTGCTGCCCTCCTGTCTTTTCAGGTAAATTATCCGGTAGCACAGAATCCACCATATGGAATCCACTCTGTGAAAATGCATATGCAGTCCCTCCAATCGGCGGATACAAAAAAACAAAAAAGAAATTATTACAAAAAAAAAAAAATATAAATTGAAATCAACATCTTTTATTAAAAAAAAAATAATAAATAATTTATTATAATTGTAATTTAATATATTCTATTATTTATTATTTTTTTACATAATTTCATATACTTAATTTAGTATTTTTAAAATATTAATGTAATCCTATAATTCCAGATTTTTTTATTTTTTAGTAACTTCATATAATCATCTGATAATTTATTCAATATTTTTTCTAATCTTTTTCATTCACTCATTTTACTATCTAATTCTTTTACAAATCCAAATGCTAAATTTCTATAAAATGAATTTTTATTTGTAAAATCATATTTTATTTTAAAAAGATCATATAAATTTATCGTTATTCTGTTCTTATACATATCTAAATAACTAAATATTTCGGAGAGTTCCGAGTTGCCATAGCCAACGTTGTGCGCTTGTGCGCCAATGCCAACGAAGTTGGCGTTAGGGACTTTATTCCCCGATGCCGATCGAAAATCGCCGTAGGAACACTCAGATAGAGCGTTCGCCATAGTATCATTTTCTTTATTATCTATATATTCCAGTTTTAAATCATTCAATATATTTAAATCTATTTTTTTTGAAATTTTTGGAAATTCTATAGTATTTATATTACAAATATCCTTAAAATATTCTTTTTCATTTCTTAACCATCTTAATAAAAATGATCTATTTATAATACTTTTTATATCTTTATTACTTACTTCATCATTCAATAAACTACTTATCCATTCATTATTAAAATATTCTAAAGATTTCAATAAATTTATACTTTTTTTTAAAATACTCTTTAATTCAATCTTCATTTTTTGATAAATTATCCATCTTTTTGGTATTTCCAAATATTCACATATTAATATTATTATATCTTTAGGAATTCTAGAAATATAATTATCATTATTTTTACTTTTCTCCCAACAAAGTATTAACAAAATTCGTTCATCTACACTCTTCTCATTATATATCTTTTTTTGTAAATAAATATTAAATATTTCATCACTCATAAATTAAATTGTATAAAATTTTTAAGTATTATAATACTTAATATTATGCATACGTAAAATCCTAACCATAATAAAACTTTTTTTCATTATTTATACATTTCTTTAAAAAAAAAAAATTGTTTTTATAATAATTTTTAGAATGTTAAATTCAAAATAAAAAAAATACAAAAATTAAAAAAATATTTTACATCTAAATCCTTTCAAAAATTAAAATTTTCTAATGATAAATAATCGCTTTTACTTATTACACACAACATTAATACTATCATTGTATTTGTTACTATTTTTGATGCTCTTCCAAATAATTGATCAGTTAATGTACATTGTGGAAAATTAAATTCTCCTTTTGGCGTTCCATCAAATTTGTAGATGCCATAATAATTATAATATAACTGAATTTGATCTTCTTCAGCCAAAATATCTGGACATTCATCAGGTATAGTAATAATTTTATTACCATCGCATCCATTTGGATTATTATCAATTAATTGATAAAAATAAATTCTTGGACTTGTTTGAATAGTTGGACCAAAGAAATTATTTTTTAAATATTTTAATATATTATTATAATATCTCAGTTGATTTCCTATTGAAAAACCCGCATTAGAATACAATCCAATTTGATCTTCATTTACAGGTCTTTTAATCTGTTT